AGTCTAAGATAATCTGCTGCAAAATTAGTAGACCCGTTATGCTTATATCTGAAAGCAAGGTTTAATCCGTCAACTACTAATAAATTATTTCTATCTCCATTTGCCTTTAAATCTTCCCACTTCATTTAATCCACTCCTCTATTGATTGAATATAATCATCCAATAAAGCAGTATAAGTACCATTTGAAAACTTAAAATATTCAATATCCCCAACTGGTTCAATTAAAGCAGTCATAAACCACTTTGATCTATCATATTTAAAGATTAAAATAGGTTCTTTACCTACTTGGTCTGATTCTCTAATAGTTTGTGCCCACCATTGTCGCCAATTATTACTTTTAGCAGCAGTCAAAATCTTACTATTAAAGTGGTCATCTTTATATGCTTTTACTTCTACACAATATAAATTGTGTTCTCCTGGAATGTATAAATCCCCTTTTAGTTTATGTTGTTCCCCGAGAGCTCCTGAACTTGGGACTCTTTCCCAAGATAATCCAGTTAAACTTCTCATTTGGTTTCTACATACTAATTCGTTTCTTGCTCCTTTAGCTCGACTATCAACCATTTTCTAACCTCGATATATTATTCTCCTTTATGACATTAATTTTATTAATTAAAGGATGTGTGTATTCATGCGACACAATAAATGTGTTTATATTTTGTTCTTGTAGTAGAATCTCTACTAGTTTTTCTTTTCCTTCATCATCTAACACACCCATAACCTCATCTAAGATTAGCAAATTCAATTTAGATTTAGAAAGAATATTCATTATCTTTCTTATTCCAAGTAATGTAGCCGTATTCACTCGGCCAAATTCCCCACTAGAAAGAGCCTCGATTTCAACTTCTCTACCTTCATCTATTATTTGAATGTTTAATTTTTCGCCTTTCAAATTAAAATTCAACTGAAATCTTCCGCTAGAAAGTTCAGATAGGTATGTGTTAATTTGTTCTTCTAAGTCTTTTACCAACGACTCAATCTTGAACGCTATAAGACCATTTGTACTGAAAGACTTACGAAGTATAGTAATAATACCCATAATCTCTTTAGCATTTTCTAATTCTTTAGCCTTTTGTTCTAATTTTTCTTGAAATTCTTCGGTTTGTTGTAAAATAACATCAACTTTAGTATTCCAAGCAGTAGCTTGTTCATTATATTGAATAGCTTTTTTAATCTTGCCTCTAATTTCTGTAATTGTAGTTTTTAATTGATCTAGTTTAGCTTTTACACTTTCTCTATCAACTAACTCTGAAGTCATATCTTTATCTACTAAGCTGTTTAAGTTTTCAAACTCAGAAACTAATTTCTGATGGTTTCTATACTTTAACAGCTTGTTTTTAGTTTCAGAAATAACTTCATCAATTCCATCAATTTTATCCGAGTTAGCTTCAATAACTTTAGTTGCCCTATCTATTAAATCTGATACAAATTCTTCATCCACAGACTGCATACAAGTAGGACATTGCCCACTAAGTTTAGATAGTTTAGTTACTAACGCTTTTCTAGAAGTTATCTCCGATTCTAGTGATCCCTTCTCTTTGACCAGAGAGTCCGTAGACTCCGGCTTGTCCACTTGCTTTACTACTTCGACAATATCGATTTGAGAAAGTAATTCTTTATACTGATTATTAGTATTTACATCTTTATTAATTTTATCAGAATTTTCTAGTTTTGTTTTAAGTTTAGTAAACTCTTCAACACTATCAGAAGGATCATCTGGAACTATTACAATTCGTTTTTTCTTAGAATCTTCTAAAGTATTTTTATCTAACCACTCTTCAATAGTATTACAACTAGATTCAATAGCGATTAATTCAGAATTATACTCTTTATATTTATCTTTAAAAAGTTCAAATAACTCTATATACTTATCTAATCCTAATAAACCTATAAGAAATTTCTTTCTATTAGTATCTGTAGCTCTAAGAAACTCTAAGTTGGAGGAGGCACTTTGATAGAATAATTGTGAAAAAGTTTTATAGTTTAAACCTAATACATTTTCAATAGTTTTGTAAGTGGCAGTAGTAGTATGACTACTAATATCTTTTCCATCTTTTAATAGCTTTAAAGATATACTGCTCTTTCGATCTAATACTACTTTATAGTTAGTATTATCTACAGCAAAGTCAACCTCAATATAATAACCTTTGCCTATATGCCTATTAGCAATAGCTTGCTTCTTAATCCCTTTATTATTTTTTCCAAATAACACTTCTTCAAGAATTAAAGGAATACTACTTTTACCTGTACCATTTGTACCTAATAACTGAGTTACTGGAGCTTCTGTAAAATTAATTGAATTATTTTCTCCGTATGAAAAGCAATTGCTCCATTTAAGCGTCTGAATATAAATCATTAAAAACTCCTAAAATATTTTCGATACTACCCGCATCTAAGTTTTGTACATTTTGTAAATATTCAAACAGTTCCTCCTCGATAGTCATATCTTTTAGGTTTAATACTGCTTCAGTATTTTTATTTACAATCTTTTTATCTAACAGTTCATTATCAATATCTACTCCTGATAGAGCTAATAAATCTCCTGTGATCTCGTATATTGTATGATGAAAATCAGTCTTCACCATTTCTTCTTCTGTTTCTACTGTTTTACGAATTAATTGAGGTAAATCCAAAGGTATCCAATCATACTCCAAGTCTTTAGAGTCTAGAATTACTACTCCAGTTTTTACTTCATTCCTATGAAATGATACTGTCATAGGACTGCCTGGGTATAGAATATTTCTCTGACTATTAGAATGAGCGTGTAAATCTCCAGCAACTACTAAATCCCAATGATTTAATTTATCTAAATTAATTTCAGGAGTTACGTGTGGAGGAATCTCGCCCCTAACATGGGTGAATAGAATCTTATTGGAGAACTGTTCTGGTTTAAATGTTTTTAAGTCTGTATAAGGCAGAAAATCTAAACCATGAATAGAAGTACTACTAGTTATAATAGAAACTTTACTATTTAAACCATTCACTACTTTCTGTAGTTGAGTTAAGAAAGTATGTCCTTTCTTAGTTGCTTCATGGTTTCCATCGTATATAATTGTTTCTACATTACATCCTTTTACATAATCAAAGAATAACTCTAACTCTTCTAAAGAAGGTACTTTGTCAAATACATCTCCGCCAATAACATTCAAATCTACACTTTTCTCTAATTCGTGTAGTTTTTCGAAGAACATATGAAATCTATCTTTCTGCCATTCTCTAGGAACATTTTTCTGTCCTAGCTTAATATGCCAGTCAGCACTAAATAATATCTTCATAATGTTTTCCTATAAAATAAGGGGGCATAAAGCCCCCTTATAGAAATATAACTTAATTAAGCTGGAATATCTTCTGCAGTTTCGAACTCATCAAGTACATCAGCACTTGCTGTATCATCATTACCACCTAAAATATTGCTTTCGATGAAAGTCTTTTGATCGTCTGCTATTGGACGAGGTACGATCTCGTCAATTGGCTTAAGATCCTTAATAAGCTCCAAATCTTCCTCAGAAAGAGGTGAAGCCTTAATCTTCATCTGTTTAACTGTGTACTCTACATTAAATGCAAGAGGTCCAGTCTTTTTACGACTAACTGTAATATCCCAACCAGTCTTAGTATCGGTTGGATCGCCCAGCTCTTCGGCTACAGTTAGAATTTGCTCAAACATCTTCTTCTTAAGATTTAGAAGTTTAAGCTTACCATCAGAACGGTCAATAGCCATTACAGCATATGCCCAAGAACATTTCAGGTCAGGGAAGTAGTGGCGAACCCAATCCTTCTCTAGATTTTTAAAGGACTCAGTCTCACGGTCAAACCCTAGACACTCGATAGGCATATTCTTGCCCTCAGAGTTCTTTACCCAGTAGTTATATCGTGCTACGATATCACCAACCATACGGAAAGTGTTATCCCCATCAACCAAAGCTAGCAGATCTGCACCGCCCTTCTTTGCCTTACCATTAATTTTATCAAATGAAATTGCCATTTTTATTATCCTCGTGTTTAAAGTGTATTTTATCGTTTACTATTGCTAGTAGTCTATTTTGTGTCATATATTTTTCATGTATGTCAGCATGTATAAGCGGTAAAGAGACTTCACCATTTAAGTTATAAAACATAATATTTCTCAAACTTGCTAGATGGAGATATAAAAGAATCTCACTTTCTGAAGCAGACTTATCTGCCCACAAAGCTTCTGGATTTCTTAAAAAAGAATCTCCCGAAATTTCTCTTAAATCCTTACCCTTAAGGTACTTCTTTGTACTCCTTGTACATAACCCTGTGGTTAAATACTTTAGAATAGCAATTATACCTTTTGGATTGCCATTTGCGCGTTGTTTAATTTTTTCCCAATCATATTTTATCATTATATTATACCAAAGATTAACCATTTTGTCAAGAATTATTTTTAGGTTATGTTATGAACTTTATATCCTAACTTCATATATAAACCCACTCTAGCAGTTGCTTGGTTATTAGCTGTAGAACCTTTCAAATTAATATCAATAACTTCAGGGTCTAGTTTATCTTCGTCTATTCGTATAACTCTACCTATTAACTGTGTTAGCATAGGCTCATTGTTAATAGGAGTTGCTAAAACTAAAGAAGATAAAGCATTTAAAGAAATGCCCTCAGAAAAAATACTAATACTTCCACATAGTATATCTTTATCTTCATAAATAGATTGCATAAGTTCATCTCTATTATCTGTCTTACCTGTGATAACTATTGCATTATCACCACAAATAGCAGCAACATTTTCTAGAAACTGAACTCTATCTGCTACAACTAATACTTTATGCCCTTTTATAGCTTGAGTCTGTGCTATATCTGCTACCAAAGTTTGATAGTCAGTTCGTTTAACTAAGTCGTTAACTCGTACAGCCCAAGGTATATTACGGTTACTACTAAAAGGTATATCTGTTTTCATTCTGAAAATAGTTGGAGTTAAAGCATTTTCAACTGGGGGCTGAAAAAGTTTAAAACCAAAATAATCTCTTAGTACAACATGTCGGTTATCCTTCCTCTGTAGAGTACCAGATAATCCAATTTTATTAGTAGCCTTAATTTTGTTCAATACATCAGTAAATGTACTCGCAGGAGTATGATGACACTCATCTACAATTACAGTACCAAAACTTTCCATTATTTTAGCTACTTGTTTCCTTACGGTTTGGATATTTCCTACGACTATAGGGCTGTCGGTTTCGAAACGACCAGATCCTATAATACCAGGTTTTATACCAAAACATTTTTCTATTTCTTCTTCCCATTGATCCCTCAACGCAACTGTGTGAACAATAACTAAAGTTTTCATACTAAGTTTCCCAGCAATAGCAAGACCTACAAAAGTCTTTCCATAACTTACTGGGGCGTTTATTAAGCATGAGCCCTCTACTTCGTCATAAATCGCCTGTTGTGATTCTCTTAGTTTATATTTAAACTTGGGAAATTCTACTATATCATTAACTCGTTTATC